GCATGATGAAGGGCATCGACGACCTCGAAACGAAGGACGTCAAATTCATGACCGAGGCCCGCTACAACGTGGGATACTTCGCATGGTGGACCAGCATTCTGTGCACGCTGACGACCTGATGACGGCGGTTTGATTTGAGCAACGCCGGCAGCGACGGCTGCCGGCGGCTGCCACTGCATCCGCCATGCGGTGGCAGCATCTTTTTGGCGGGAGGATTTGGGTTATGCCAACATATCGAATTGGACTGGGGAAGGCGGCGGAAGGCCGTCACAAAGAGACGAACAAACGACACTTCCGCAGCCGTCTGTCAACGGGTGCATTTCTGGAAGTTGCAGACGGTAAGCCGATCACGCTGACCGTCAACGAAGTCGATGATGTCATGGTGCAGAATCTCGCCAGTCGTGATTTCATCACGCTGGAAGAATCTGCCACAACCACACCTCAGCCGAGCCGCGCACGATGAGCCTGAGAGACCAATTTGCGGAAGACGTTTGCGCAATCCTGAACACCGATGAACTCGGTGAGCAGGCATCGTGGACGAATTCCGCAAACGTGGTCATTCCTCGCACTGTCCGACTGATTGAACAGCCTGAGCGGCAGACGATCAGGAGGGCACATATCTGGACGCCAGCAAGCACCACAGCAGTGACTGCAGGGGACACGTTCAGAGTCAAGCGGGGCAACGTGACAACAACGTGGGTGGTGATGTTTACGGACCCGGCAGAGACGGCTTTGCAGCGGTCCTATTGCCACCTGCAGTTGAGTGAGTTTGTGACACTGAAGCAGCGACGGACAGCCACAGGGCCGGCAAGGGCCGAGCGGCAGTTTGTTGATTCCGAGGTGGGACAAGTTCGGGCAAAGTGGTTTTTGTCGAGTGCTGAGATATCCGCGACACAGTCCGGCAAACGCCGGGCAATGGCCGGGGAATACTACTGCATTCTGCAGAGCCTCAGAGACGTCAATGTGGCGGACACGGTGACGAATGCAGATGGCGAGAACTATCGGATTGATCGACTGGAAAACCAGTTCAATCGGGTGGATCTGCCCTATCTGATTTGCAGCCGGTGTGACACATGAGTGTAAGAATCAAAAAGGTTGACCGAAGGCCGGAGCTGATGCAGTCACTGGAAACAGCGACCGGCAAAAGTCTTGAGCGTGCGGCGAAGTTGTGCAGGTCAATTGCACAGCAGATGGTCAGCAGGAAATACACAGGGCCGAGCCGAGAGGAAAAGGACCGCAAGAACGCAAGGGCACGAGAAAAACGAGCGATGTTGAAAGCTGCAGCCAAAGACGCCTATCTGAAGAAGCTTTATGGGCCGACGTTCGGGGAAAAAGAGTAAGTACGCGAAGCTGAGAGCCAAGGCCAACAAAGCCGTGGCAAAGCGAGTCAAGGCCGCGCGAAAACGCATCCAGCGAGTTACACGAAAAACGGAAAAGGTTTTGGCCAGCAACACACTGGCAAGGGCTGGCAAGAAAACCGCGAAACGGGCACGCAGGGCGGCAATTCGGGCAACAAAACGGACGGCGAAACAGACACGGCGAGCGGTCAGGCAAGCACGGAAAGCACGCAAGGCCGCAAAGCAGTTTGTGACACGGACGAAGCGGGCACTGAGGGACAGGCGAAGGCAGCAGAAGAAGGCTGCGACACAAGCACGAAGGGATCAGAGAGCGAGGGAGCGGGAATTCAATCGGGTGACGTTGTCCGGTGATGCGGACACATCCGGAGCGGCGTTTGGAGACTTCAAGGAAGGCAGCGGGGCCAGCAAACCCGGCGAGCCTCCAAAGATGCGGACAGGGAAGGGCCGGAAGTCGATCACGGCTGAATTGAGGATGAAGGGCAAGAAACCACAGGCGAGGACATACGTGGACAAAAAAGTGGCTGGTTACATGGCCATGTGGGAGTTCCGACAGGACGGCAAGGGACGACCATTCCTGAAGCCGGCAGTGGAAAATAATCTGAACATGTTCGGGGCTGAAATCGGGAACACGCTGAAACAGCAACTGAGGCCGCAGGCGGGCAGGAAAAAGGCGACGGTGAGATAATGGCAGAGACTGGCATTGATCGGGCAATCGGCGAATGGTGGGCCGCTACGGCTGCACTGTGCGACCTTGTCCCGGTTGAAAGGCTGGTGGCCAGTGTCGATCAGTACGCTGAGACACTGGACGATGACGCGGATGATGACGGGTATTTTGACGATCTGGTGGTGTTCGATGCGGTGAGTGAGCCAGCCTGGCGAACAAATAGCAGTCAGGGCTGGCGGACATCATTGACGCTGGGTTGCATGTCGATTGATTACGACCGCAGCAAAGCGATTGCACAGCAGGCCGTCACGAGCTGGCAGAATCAGGGATTCACAGGCAGCGCGGTGGAGATTGCGACCGCGAAGCCGTCAGGGCAAATGACGACAACACAGGACGACGCAACAGGCGTCTGGACGACAGCGGTTCAGTTCGATCTGATGCACGTGGGAGTCTAAGGCATGGCAGACGTTTCAGTGACAGCGGCGAGCGTGGTGAAGACCGCCACCAGCCTGATTGGATACGGCACCGCCGGCGGGACTGTGACAGCCGGGCAGCCGGTGTATGCAGACACGACGGCCAGCAACAAGCTGAAGCCCTGCGATGCGGATGTCCTGGCATCGTCCAAGGCCATTGGGATTGCATTGCACGGGGCAAGCGACGGGCAGCCCCTTCAATACTGCTACGGCGGAAACCTGACATTCAATTCGGCGTTCACTGTTGGACAGGTCTACGTCTGCAGTGTGAACGCCGGAGGAATTGCACCTTATGCCGATCTGGCCACAGGGGACTTCGTCACGATCCTGGGCGTGGCCACGACCGCCACAAATCTAAAAATTGGTATTCTCTATTCAGCAACCGCAAAACCGTAATGAGGAGCAAATACAATGGCAGCAGGAACACCATTTACCGGCAAGTCAATGACATTCAAAACGGGGGCATCTCCGACCGAGGTTGACCACACAGGCAAGTGGGAATTGACGATCGGCGGAGCGTCCGCAAAGTACGCAACGAACAGCACAGGCGGTTGGCGCAAAACCACGGTTGGCGTGGGTGAGTGGTCCGGCACTGTTACTGTCATGCTGCACGCTGGCGGGGCGCAGCCACTGGCACGCGGTGACGAAGTGGCGGCGCAGTTCCATGCAGACTCAGACGACTACATCAGCGGCACCATCGTCATTACTGAGGTGGGGCCGATCACGCTTGACGCTGACAGTGGAGACCCGGTGGCGATTGATTACGCATTCGACGGGCAGGGTGCGCCGTCGAAGTCGGGCACAGCGTTTGACATCATTGCATGACCATTTTTTGAGGAGTGAAGACCGTGGCGGACGGGTTGTTCAATCTGATTGGCCGACGGGCCATCGAACTGACAAAAGACGGGCGCGTGTATCGGCTGGCGGTTCGGACGCTGGCCGATCACGCGCTTAAAGAACAGGCTATCCTGCAGCGTATGGGCAGCCCGTATGCAGGACTGGAGGAAATCAAAGATCCTGCACAGAGGCAAGCGGCATTCAAGATTGCAGCAGACGTGGCAGCACGTCCATTGATTGCCACACTGCAGGATGAAGAACGATTCGACGAATCGCTGCGCGGGATCGGGTATTCCGTCTGGCGGGCGTTGTCAGTGCATCATCCGGAGGAGTTTCCTCCTTCGCTGCCGATTGAACGCGGCATTCAGTTGGGCTGCGACTTCGTCGAGTGGTTCAGTGATATCAAGGCCATCATTCACGCGCTACACAAGGCGGAAGAACGGCCAGAGCTGGGAAACTGAAATCACCCGGTGGCGGGGGTGTCAATCTGCCGTCACGCAGAACAGTTCCGTGGGCCACGATCTTCCGGAATATGTCCGAGCGGTACGGATGGACGCCGGAGCAGATCGGCACACTGACGATGTACCAGGCATTGGCGTGGGCGGGAATGTGGTGCCCTGAAGACATCTGGCAGAAACAGGACGCAAAATAATGGCTGTGACAGTTCAAGAGGCACAGGTCATTTTTTCTGCCGACGGGATGCGGCAGGTGGACACGCAGGCGCGGCGTGCATCATCTGCAATGGATGGCATGACCGCAGCAGCGAAGCGCACAGGCAGTGCGTTGTCTGGCATCCGGAGTGCATTCAGCGGGATCGGCGGCACGCTGGCGGCGTTGGGCGTGACTGCGGGGGCGGTCAAGATGGCACAACTGACGATGGATGCGGAGAAAACCGCGATATCGTTTGAGGTGCTGACCGGCAGCGCAGAGAAGGCGAAAACGCTGCTGGATGACATGCGAAAACTGGACAAGAAAACCGTCTTCGGTCTGCAGGAGTTGTCCCAGGCTCAAAAGCTGATGATGAATTTTGGCGTGGGCACTGAGGAAGCGTTCGGCATCCTGACAAATCTGACAGAAGTGGCACAGGGTGACGTGGAACAACTGATGCTGCTGGCGCGTGGTATGGCGCAGGTCAAGGCGGCTGGCCGACTGATGGGCCAAGAAGCAAACCAGTTGATCAACAGCGGCTTTTCGCCGTTGTTTGAAATTAGCAAGTCCACAGGCCGGAGCATGGTGGACCTGAAGAAGGACATGGAAAACGGACTGATTTCTTACGACATGGTGAGGCAGGCACTGGAGGGACTGACCACGGGCGGCGGGCGATTAGCCGGAATGAATGAGCGAATTGCGCAGACAACAGGCGGGATGTTTGGCAAACTGCAGACCAGCATTGAGCAACTTGCCATTCAGATCGGCACCGCATTTTTGCCGATGGCGAATCAGATGGTGTCAGCAATCCAGGGCATTGTGGAGCCGATCAATAACGCCAGTTCAGCGGCTGCCGTCTTTGCCGGGAATGCGATGGCAAAATGGACTGAGATGAGGAACAATCTGGAGGACTTGGGGTTTGCGATTGGGTACATTTTCGGCAGCCTGAAGAATCTGGCGTCTAATGTCCTGAGTGACATCGGCAACAGTTTTTCGAATATGGCCACAATGGCCGTTGATACGGCAAAGGCCATTGCCCACAACATGAGTCCGGGCGTGTTGTTCGGTGGCGAAAAACGGATGGAGCTGCCGACACTGCAGCAGTCCGCACTGAAAAGCAGCACGAGCGACCTGACAGGCATCCTGCCGGGACTGCAGGCCGAACTGGCATTGATCAGACAGGGCCGCATCACAGCAGCGCAGGAAGCCGGACGCGAAGCGGAGAAGCGAAAACAGGGGCAGCAAATCGAGCGACCGGCAGCACCCGCATTGATACCGATGGCCGAACAAACGATGGCAGCCGCAGCGGAGCAAGTGCAGATCGAACGCGGCGGAGCCTTGCAGATGTTCCAGCGGCTGCAGGATCAACTGGCACCAAAGAAACAGGAAGAAATGCAGAAGCAGCAGATTGAACTGGCGAAACAGTCGCTGGAAGTCCAGCGGGCGATTGCCACAGGAATCACGGGGCTGCCACTGGTTCCGATTTTGGGATAAACGCAGATGAGTTACCCGGCATTTGTTGAGCACGAAGACAGTCCGCAGGAATCCGGCGACAGGTCCGGCGAGCTGTCATTCACGCGAATGTTTCTGACGGCGTGGGATGACCGATGGACATTCATTGCAGCGCATTACAGCAGCGGTGTTTTCGGTAAGCCGGCGTCGTATTCATCATACTGGCCGAGCGTGCGAGCCGACAAATTCACAATCGACAAATTGACACCGAAGCCGGTTGTTGAGTCGATTGCAGATCCGAACACGCAGCAACTCAGGCACGACACGCTGGCGAAAATTACGATTACTTACAGCCCGATGCAGATTGATGAGGAGCAGCAGCAAGACCCGAACGACCCGACGCCACTGCCTGCCGGCACATGGTGCACCTACACGCAGCAGAGCAATCTGGAATTCCGGACGGTGCTGGGTAGAAGTTGCAAGTGGGAGACGGACAACAAAGCATTGCCGGCGGATGTCACGCCAATCATACCAGAGGCAATCAGCACGCATGAGCTGACATGGCATCAGGTTCAGACTGTCCCGTGGGTGACGCTGGAGAAAATGAAGGGATGTGTCAACGAGAGTAATTTTCGAATGCCGGGCAGCCCGCAGACATTCAGGCCGGAAACGCTGTTGTTTGAGGGCTTTTCAGATGAAATCACCCTTAGTACGAATGGGCAATTCAGTACACGGAAAATCACGCTGAGATTCTCCGCGAAGTCACAAAAGGCGTTGACGACATCGCCTAGAGTGGCAAACGATCCCGAAGCAAATGTGGTCTACGGTTGGAATCACCAGTGGCGAGATGATACGGCAGATTATGACCGGGTGCTGTCTGCTGATTCAAATGATCCCATGTTCCAGACGTTTAACTTCAACACGTTGTGGACGGCGCAATCATGACGCAAGGCGATAAACACCCCGAGAAGTTCGCCAAAGGGCAGCGGCTGACGGCTGCTGGCCTGAATGAGTTGACGATTGCCATTGAATCCGTAATGGCGCGGATGATGGGGCAGCAAGTCGGCCAACCGATGGACATCAGTGGCAAGCTGGATGGCGATTTGGCACCAGCGAGCGACTTCGGAACGGGGCCAGCAACGGCAACGATGTCCGTATGGGACAAGGACACGAACGGCAACATGGTTGACACGGGACGGAA